CAAGCCACTAAGGAATACCGAGAAAACATAGTTATCCTTGATAGTAATGTATGGCAAAGTAGGCTAGGTGTAACGGATGTCTGACGTTGAATATATACACCTAATGCCTACCGTCGATACGTTAGCAGATGCTTTATTGAAGATTGGAGTTGATGCAATTGAGGAAGAATCACTAAACGCAGAACAAAATGCAGCCGAAGCGAAATTGCGTGAAATAGAAGAACGGAGAAGAAATATGACGGAAAAGCCGAATGAAGAAATGGCAAATCCTAACGAGCATCGCCGTGAGGCTCAGATAGAGGGAATGGATAATCCCCAATCAGACACGCCTGAACAACCGGGCGCGGAGTTAGATCCAATTCCTATTACTAGAACGTGGTTTTCCGAAAATTATGGTATGACGGGCAGACAAATGTCTGATTTGTTGATTAAAGCAAATGACCTCAAAACATTAGATGCTATTCAACCATTATTAAAAATGGAAAAAAAAGCCATTTTAGATAGTTTTGTAGGTGTATCTCCTAATTTAGTTGATGAGTTGCCTTTGACCGATTTAGATTATGATTCGCTAAATCTTTATTCCGATAGATTAGATTTGCCGTTTAGACGTTTTGTGAAATCATGGACTTCTTCAGATGATGCCGGAAAAGAGGATGCTGAGAAGACGTGGCGTTCAACCATAGATAAGTCAAGTCGTTTATCTCAAAGAGAGCAGAATATCTTGACTAAATGTATGGGCATTCTAATAGAAAGAGGCGCATTGAACGCACAGACTCTAAGGAGTTATGGCGTAAGTGCGAGTGCTGCTGAAATTTCATCTTTAATCAAATCTCATGGGTTTTTATTCGACATAATATCTGTGGGCCAATTTAGTAAATCTGTGGGCAGGGGTTTGTTTTACGATGTAAAACGGCATCATATTTTGTTAAAGGATGCAGACCAATTTTTAGCCGGCTTGATTGATAATGGCGGTCAAGTCAAGTTGGATTCAAGATTAATACCTAGAATTGATATCAAATTTAACGCCCCTAATGCCCCGTGGTATGTTGATACGCTGAAAGAGGAATTAGGCGTTGAAA